TCTCTAGCCTGGGTGCGGTGTATTGTCAAGGATTATTTACTATTTTTCTTGCGTGCCTAGTGCTGGCATTATGCGTGCTTGGTAAGCATTCAGTGCGTATGTGGTAAGCATTTCACGCGCCCTTTAGGATCCGCGCGATCTGATCGAACTTGCGGTACAGGTCCGCTTCACGGTCGGTGCGCGGCGGGCCGTCCACCGACGCGATCACTGTGGCGATCTCCGCGAGCCGTCCAAGTCGTTGTGAGGCTTCCCACTTTTCGAGGCACGCCGGATAGTGAACATGCCCGCCTTGCTTAAGCAGCACGCCCATGTGGTCGAAGTCGAACGGCTGGTGACAGACAATGCACGAGACAATCGTCGTCCCACGTACTTCAGTCATGGCGTTTCCATACTGCTGCCTATCTTACACGACCGCTCGTTCAGGCGGATCGGCGCGTCTTCTGCTCGGACAAGCCCTGCGCGCCCGCCGGATACAGCGGCTCGCGATCTGGCGCATCGAGTGGGGGCTGCGCTTTTGCGCTGGACTTGCGTAGGCGTGCGCCTGGACGACGCGTGCGGCGACTGCGGCCGGGATCGCGCAAGCCAAAGTCGTCCACTTGGAGGCCGTCGAGTTCCAGATGCCGCGCGTAGAAGAACATCGCCGCCCGCACGAGGTTGGCGTCGGTCAGGATCCCGAGGATCCGCTTCATCTCATCGAGCAGCAGGCGCTCGCGCACCGAGAACGGGCTCGACGTCATCACGATGTCGGTGTCCCGTCGGCCCATCTCACACCGTTTCTGCCCCGGCAAAGCAGCCGCAGCCGCCGAGGTCGAAGCGGTCGAACTCAAACCCCGCCTCGATGCGTTCGCGAAAGGCCTGGAGCGTCAGGGGGCGTTTGGTGCCGCCAATCGTGTCGGTCAGGATCGAGACGTCCTTGCCGAGATACGCGCGCAGCTCCTGCTCTTTCGCCTCGTGCAGTCGGTAGCGGTCGGGTAGATGCTGCAGCAAGAGCGCGAAGTGGCCGTGTCCACCCTTCACGCAGAAGCCGCCGCAGTTGTTGTGGCTGAACCCCATGCGATACAGCCTGGGCGGCGCGATGCCGCGCGCACGCAGATCATCGAGGAACTGTTGCTTCATCTGGAGCGGCGGATCGCAGAGCGGCGCGAGGTACGTCCACCCGTTGGCCGCGTGCCGTGCCGCCAGCCGCGTGTAGCGATGCGATTCGGTCCAGTCGATGCCGACGTAGACGCGCGTGTCCTCGGGGTCACAGTGGGCGGTGAGCCAGCGGGCGGCCATTTCGCGTTTCAGGATCTTGGAACACGGGTCGATGCGGCTGTTCCCGAGAAACCGCTCATCGAAGAACACTTCCCAGGGTGTGCGCCCTTCCGCGATCCGTGTCACCGGGACGCCGAGATCACGCGCGGCGTCCTCAAGGAAGCGGTACAAGTCCTCGTCTTCGATCAGCGTGTCGGTGAAGAGCAGCGTGACGTCGTCGGGCCCATGCGTGTCCACGACGCGCCGAGCGGCCGCCCAACTGCCGACGCCGCCCGAGAACATCACGACGTGTTTCATGGCGTTACTATATAACGACCGCTCGTTACTTCTTGCGCCCGTCGTTCACCGTGGTTCATGTCTCGTGAACCGAATGTTGCGCCCGACGGCAATCGCCTCGAGCCCCAGCGCCACGATGGCGATCACCCACGCCGCCTTCGGCCACCGACCGTGGAGGCGGTAGAGTCCGATCACGCTCACGCCGACCAGCCCGAGTTTGACCGAGGCATTCGCCGTCCGCGAGGGAAACGGCGCGAAGCCGACCTCGTGAAATCCCGGCCGGCCCAGCAGGTAGTGACTCGACAGGATGTCCGTCGCGCCCGTCGCCGCGTAGATGCCGAGCACAAACATAAACGCGCTCATTGGGCACACCGGATCATGTTGCCTCCGTGTCCGTCGCCGTCCCACCCCCCGCGTGCGACGATGCGCCAGCCGTTCTGCGGCTGATACCCAGGCCACTGCGGCGCAGGGTCTACGCTCAATCCGTAATACACGCCATCCACGAGCTTGAAGTAGGTTCGGCAGCAGCCCGTCTCTGGCTGATTCCACGGAGAATCCGTGTTGAACCGATCCGCGTGAAACACAGGGGAGGGTCCGCTGTTGTCCTCGAACCCTCTGTCGAGATGTTCCGCCCCGCCGACGCGTACATCCCACACGTTCGACTTCCACACATCGGCGACCGCTTGGGCGCACGCCATCGCATTCGCGGATCCGGTACCGCGACAGTTCTGCAGATCGCTGTCGTGATCGCTGTCGAAGCTGGAGTACCCACCGTGCAAACACCCGCCGAGGCCCATCAACTCGGTGCAGGCGGCGTTATCGGCGTGCTGCCTGGGTGTCGTCACCATGCCCTGCCCGTTGCCGATGCGCTCGGGCTCGCCGCTCAATGAGGGAATGCGGGCCGGTGGATACGTACCGAGCCCCTCGTATTGAACCTCGTGACACACTTTCGGCTTTCTTGTCCACTCGGTCCCACGGTCCATGTGTTTCGTTGAAAGCGACAACCACCCGCCCAGCGACGGGTCTTCGCCATCGGCCCACGTCGAGCGCATTGCGAGAATGCCGTCGAACATCGACGAGGGAAACCGGTCGGCGTGCGCGTTGTTCCCGTTCTTGAACGATTCGTTTTCAATCTCAAGCAGGACGTTGTCCCGGGAGCGCGTGATCGCGATGCACTGCTCCATGTGTTCGTCTTGGTCGGCGCGGTTCAAGAGGACGTCGGAGTTCTCGACCTGATCGCAAAAGCCCACCATGTGGACGTAAAATCCCGCGCGTTCCGCGTGCTCGCAGGCATCCCACAGGAGGTCGTAATAATTCGCACGCGAGTGCGGCCACCATTTCGTGTTCTGCCACATCAGGAAAACGCGCAGCGTGTTCGCGCCCAGGCCGGCCGCCCAGCCGTAGTAGTCCTCGAGCCAACCCTTCTCGCCCAGGGCGTAGAGTTCCGGCTGGCGAAACGCGGTGATGCCGCGATACTTCCAGATCGAACCGTCTGGCCGCACCACCTCGACGCCCTTGCGCGTCAGCGGCACGACTTTGGGACGTGGGATCGCTTCGGCCGCCCCAGCTTGAGACTGCAACCACCACCCGAGGGCGGAGTCGTGTTCTAGACTGTCCACGGACCCGCTCTCCTGACGACGGCGGTCTTCTCGCGCAGACCCACATACCCCCCAGGCACCGGGATGCAGCGCTCGTCGGCGCCGGGACTCCCCTGCTCAAACTCCACGCGCCCGTCGTTGCGGATCTTCAAGATCAGCGAGTCCTTGACGCGCACGACGCCGACGACCGGCCCATGCTCGGGACCGGCATCGGGATGCGGGACTTCTTCGACTTCGTGCCAGCAGTTATCGACGTACACCACGTTGCGGTTCATCAAGTCCTCCGGGATCGGATAGGTGGGCTCCGTGGGATCGACCGGGTCCGTGGGATCGACCGGATCCACCGGATCGACGGGATCGACCGGATCGACGGGCGTCACCGTCAGCGCGGGCGGCGTGCCGGTAATACCCGAGAGAAACCGCTCGAGATACGGCGTGAGCGTGTCCCACGCGACATCGCTGCGCCCGGAGGCGAACACGAACCACCCCGCCCAGTTCAAGTCGCGGGCCACCTCGGCCGCCGCGATGAACGTCTCGACCGCGAGGGCCGGATCGTCCTTGAGGTTGAGCGACACCCACGCGTCGGGCGGGAGCTGGCTCGCCCGGGCCTTGAACGCCTCGCGCGGTTCGTGCGGTTCGCGGATGAGCAGGACGAGGGCGAGGTCATCGGGCCCGACATACGACAGCGTTTCCGCCGTGAGCGGCCAACTGTCCTGGTAGATGACCAGCCCCCGGGCGAAGGGCGCGGCCACCTCGCGCCCGAGCGCGACCGCCTGGTCGATGGGAAAGCCTTCCGCCGCGCCCGCGTACACGCCCCACACCGTCTCGGGATCGACGCTCTCAAACCAGCCCGCGCACGGCGTGAAGTCGCCGCTCGCGATCACCAGCGCCTCGGGAAAGGCGGAGGCCACGGGCCGGATCGGCAGCGTGAGGTTCCCGATCCACGCGGCATCGTTGAACGTGAAGCAGCCGCAGCCGAAGGGCCGCTGGAGCAGCGGCACCGCGTCCACGGGCGGCAGCGTGACCGCGTGCGGATCGAACGGCACCTTGAGCCAGTCGGTCATCTCGATGAAGCCGCCGCCCTCGCCGGTCACCGACACCGTGCCGTTGTTGGCGACTCCCGGCAGGAGCTGCACGTCGTGCGGAAACGCGCGATACCACGAGTGGTGGAACTTGTCGAAGACGCTGACCCCGATCCAGGTGTGCGCGAGCACGCCGACAATAAAATCATCCCGCTCGCGCCAATGCAGCAGCGTGAGCCCATCGACGTCACGCGCGTCGGTCGCGTCCTTGAAGTAGATCGTCCCCAGCTCGTCCATGTCGCGGATCCCTTGCGAACCCGCGCCCGACGCATCGAACGTCCCCTCACTGCCGGGGATCCGAAACCCATGGCCGTCGATGTCGAGGGAGCGCCCCTGGGGGGTGTTGTCCACCCAGGCGACCTTGAACACGCTGCGCCCGGGCACCCAGCGGACACAGACTGGGTTGTCGGGGTGGCGCGGCCCGAGGTCGTGGCGCTCCCCCGCCGAGGTCTTCACGTAGACCCGGCTCCCGCTCTCGTCGCAGTCGGCGGCCACCCAACTGCCCGTGGGGTTCACGTCGCAGCGCGGGAACCACTGGCCCGTGAACCGGTACTCGTACGGGCCATTGCTCGCGACGTCACAGCGTACGTAGGCCATCAGACCCGCCCAGGGCGCGCAGGAAAGGCTTTCAGGTGCTCATCCGCCGTCCGCTTCACAATCGGCTGGACGTGGCCGCAGTCGCAGATGTAGCAGGCGACAAGGCGGCCCTCGACCTCGCGGTGCTCACGCCACATCGCCCGATGGCGACAAAACCCGATGAGTTGCAGGAGCGCGGCGATCATCTGCGGAAGACCGGGCCGCTCCAGAGGCCAAACGCTTTGAGCAGCCACAGGACGATGAACAGGACGACGACGACGCGGATGACGACGCGAATGGGGGGAGAAAGCGGGACGTGCTGCTCAATCAACCATAAGGCCAAACCGAGGATGATTAAGCCTATGACCGCCGAGATGAGGGCCGATAGTTCCATGGTGGAGGCTCTCCCTGTCAACCCGCGAATCGCCTCCAACCAGAGACTCGCGCGTCGTACTTAGTTCAACCCGGAGTGCGCTGATCGTATCGCGTCGTGCAAGAGGGGTCGGCCGGCGCAATTTCGCTCCCCCGAGCACCACGGCAGAGAGGCCAAATCTCCACGCATGTTCTGCCCCGGCGCGGCCCCGGACTTCGATCCTACGGGCGGCGTCAACGGCCAAGGGGGGGCCCGCCATGGTTTCCCAGCGGAAGTGGGAGGTACGGTACGCCGTCTTCAGGGCCAGCGCGCGACCCTCCCTTCGTCCCACACCCATGGCGGGTAGACCCGCTCTCATCGTATGAGTGGCGTCAATCTCTATCCGAAACAGTGTAAAGTGCCGACAACACTACAAGCCGCTATAGCGGTAGGAGGTCTTCATGTGCAGATAGTGGCGATTGTTCAGCAAAAGGGTGGATGCGGGAAAACGACGATTACCGGGAATCTGCTGGGAGAACTGCTTCGGGCGAAACAGTCAGTGGTGGCGTTTGACCTCGACGACCAGAAGAGCCTGACCCGTTGGGCTCGGCGCGGCCAGGGCGTCCTGCACGACCGGGTGCAGACCATGGCGATCAACCGGCAACTGCGCGGATCCTTTCGCGCGGCGGTCGGCGCGGCCGGCGCGGACTATGTGCTGCTCGACTGCCCGCCCGGGTTCGCCGATCCGGCGCTCGAGGCGTCTCTCATCGCCCAACTCGCGCTGGTGCCGGTCGGCCCGTCCACGTCAGACATCGACTCGGCCGTCGAAACGCTCTTCGAACTGCGGAGCGCACAGAAGATCAACCCCGCGCTACAGATCGCGTTTGTCCCGACGCTGCTCGACCGCACGGCGGTCAGCCGCGACCTCCCCACGTTCCTCGGCCGCTACCTCGTGCCGGTCTTTCCCGGCATCACGCGGCTAGTAGCCAACATCGAGGCCTATACCCAAGGGTTGACGGTGCGCGAGTGCGTCCCGTCGAGCAAGAGCGTGGGCGAGTTTGAAGCACTGATGCAGGGAGTCCAACAATGGGAACGAAGTCGAGACTTGATAGCTACGCAACTGAACCTCTCGGCGCAAGCGTAGCAACCGGCGCAAGCGCTAAAAGTAAGCCGCCGAAGCCGGTGCGTCGGCACACCACGCTGAAGCTCTCAGTGAAGACGCGGCAGCAGATCTTCGCCGAGGTGTCGCGCCGGAAGGGCGCGGAGCTGCCCAACAAAACCATCCAGGGCGTCATCGAGGACGCCGTCGCGCTGCTGGTGGGGGAGTCGTGAGCGATCAACCAGAGGTGCCGCTGCCTGACTTCATCATCGAACTCTTAGCGCCGTATCCCAACAGCCCGCCGCAGTTACTCGCGCACGCGGAGCTGCACTTCATCACGGGACCGCTCAAAGGGATCCGCTTCGTGGGGTTTGGCATCTGGGAGGCGCGAGTGGGCTATGACTCGCCGTCGGTGTCCTTCCCCTCGCGGCCGTATGTCACGGTGTACCGCGAGGAGCGCAACTGGCCCCTCGTGCGGCCCATCGATGAACACGACGAGGCGGATCAACAAGCGTGCGCCGACCTGAAGCACAGGATTCTCATGGCGTATGCCGACGAGATCGCGGCCGAGATGGGGCCGACGGTCGAGGGCGAAGAGGCGATGGCGGTCGAAGAGGCGATGGCCGCGTGGAAGCAGCGGATGTCGGTGACGAGCGCCCCGCCGCCCGCGCCGTTCGACCAGCGACGGCGACGGCGACGACGTCCACGAAAGTGAGGTTCTTCAGGAGGGAAGGTTGACGCGGGTAGAAAACGGGGCGTAACATCGCCCACTAACAGAACCGCCGCCCCAACTGGACAATTGGGACGGCGGTGTCGTTCCGCTTAGGGGAACGATCTAGACGCGGTGCGGTTGGACGCCAGTCTAGATCAACCCCTGAACGGAACGCAACTCGCACCTCAGGCGTGAGCTGTCCTTAAAAACGCTGAGGTTGTTGTCCTGACGGGAGGGGTGTCTTTGCAGGGAGTTGTTCGGAACGGCTCACCGGAACGCGCGGCCCAATGCCGCGCTGCCGCCCGCCTGGGTGGCCTTAACTCGGGGGTGACCCGCCGACGGCACCGTCGCGCCCCCAGTCCGCGTGCCCGCTGCAATCGCACCGGCCCCGGAAAATCCCGCCCTCGGCGCAATTTTTTTTGCCCAAACGCAAACGCTTCAGGCCCCCCAGCGCGCGTTCCCTTAATCCCCCCCGGGATCAACACCCCCGAAAGAGCAGCGCTGCGCGCCGTTCGCACCCGCGCCGAGTTGCCGGAACGCATCGTCCCGAAACAGCGGGCGACGGACGGCGAGACGGCCATCTACGGGCATCTGCAAAAAATTGCGTATCTCGGGCTCGACGCCCGCCAGGACGAGGGCGAGATTCGGGACGCGATGAAGACCCTCGCGAGCCGCTATCTGCTGCGGGTGATGACCGTCGCCGAGGTCGAGCGGATCGACGCGATCTTGCGCGGCTGCGTTGGGCATCGGAAAATGCACCCATCCCAAGCCTCGGCTCCCCGTCGTCACGTCGCCCATCGCCCCGTGCCGTCCCCGGAGGTGCCAATGCGCCGACACACCGACACCGAGACGCTCGACCTCCTGGCCGAGGTCACCCGTCGCGCGGCCGAGATGCCGCCGACCGCGCCGTCGCAAGTGCCGCCTGATCCGCCGACTACCCAGCGTCGAGCGCCGAAGTGGGCACCGGAGGTCGTGGATCCACCCAAGAACATTCGCGCGTTGGTGGCAAAACGTCTGAGCGAGATGCAGCAGGAGCAGGCATGGCGAAGTTCATCCCCTGGAAAGCCATCAAAGCCAAGCGAGAACGCGAGCGAGGCGCCGCCTCTGCCGTTGCCCTCGACACCGAGCCCGTAGCGCGGCCGGCGCGTGACGCGCGGCCCACGCCCGAGCCGCTGCCGCCCCCGCTCGTGGGAGACGCCCTGGCCCCGGCCGTCCATCGCGGGCCCCTAGTCCACGCCGTGAGTCGCTGCCGGTGGTGCCATCAGCCGTTTCGGAAAATGGACGAGAAGCACTGGATCTGCACGACAGGGGAGTGCGCGGATCGCCAACTCGCCGCCGCGATGCGGAAGGCGGGGCACTCGAGCGGCCCGATCCTGTTCCTGCCGCTGCCGCTCCAGATCGACATCGACGAGTCGCCCGTGCCGCATCTGCTGATTGCCGGCGCGGCGGGCGTGTCGAAGAGTGTCGGCGCCCGCTGGTGCTTGTACCGGCGGTGCCGTCTGGTGCCGGGGTACCGGGCGCTGCTCCTGCGCTGCACGTACGGCGAACTCGAGAAGAACCATCTGCAGTTTTGTGGCGCGGAAGCCAAGGCGCTCGGCGATGCGACGTACAAAAATCGCACGGTGACGTTTTCGCACGGCGACGACGAAGGGCTCGACGCGAAGATCTTCAGTGGCTACTGCGACGTCGCCGCTGACATCCCCCAGCATTTGGGTGCAGAGTGGTCGGAGGTCTGCTTCGATGAGGCGGTGACGTTTTTGCCTGACGCGATTAACCAGATCACGTCTCGCGCACGCGGGGCGGCCACGGCGCGGGCGGCCATCGAGCGGTTGGGCCTGCCGCCCGGGCGCACGCGGCTCTTCAGCAACCCTGGAGGAAGAGCCATGAGGGCCTTAGTCGCGGCGTATATTAAAAAAAATCCCGACCGCGATCTCTTCCCGCAATACGATGCGTCACAATACGGCCATATCAGTTGCACCCTTGAGGACAACCCGTACCTGGACCCGTCGTACGAGCAAACCGCGCTCAGTGGGCTCTCCGCGGCGCGCTACCAGCAACTGCGCTTTGGATCCTGGGACATCTACGCCGGGATGTTCTTCGAGAACTGGGACTCGGCGATCCATCTCACCACCGCAGAACCCGCCTGAGGAGGACGGGCGACTCTGGGTGTGGCCGCGCATGAACCCGCAGTATCTCGAGTAGGTCGTCTCCCCGCGTCGTTCACTCGGTCGCTGGAGGTTGGAGCCAGTAGACATGGTTGGAAGGAACGTCCCATGGCTGCCACCCTGCCCAAGTACCCCCTCTCCTGGTCTACCGCGCACGCGCACGTCTGGCTCGATCCGATGGCGCCGCTCGCGCTCAAACACCGCGTGATCCTGCCGATCATCGGCGACGGGCCGCGCCAGATGAAAGCGGGGCAGACCTATCGCTGCCGCGAATGCGGCGACGAGTTCGAGGTGCCGCTGCGCTTTGCCCGCGCCCGCGCCTGGGAGGCGTGATGGAGGACGAAGGCCGCGAGTACGTGCTGCCGGCGGTCGTGATCTGGATCCTCCTGTGTGCGGCGGGGACGGCGATCCTGACGTGGGTGATGTGGTGAGGGAGGCCTGACCCATGTTGTTCGCCAAGACCGTCTTGGACTGGCGCGATGCCGCGCTCATGCTCGGTGAGCAACTCGCGCCCAATGGCCCGACGGGCTATTACGAGTTCAGCCCCGAGCAGTGGTTGGCGTGGGCGCGGGACCACCTCCCACGACCGAAGGCCCTCCAAACGGAACTGCTCGACCTGATCACGCTGATGCCTGACTCCCAGACACAGGAGATCCTCGACTACATCGTGGAGTTGCGGGCCATCAGGGCGCGGCGGGACCAAAAATGATTCATCACTACGGGGCCCTCCACTGGAGTTACGCCGCGCGCGGCTGGATGGGGTTCATCGCGGTGCAGACCGATGGGCGCGCGGTGCTGCGCCACGAGCTGACGTTTTACAAAACCACCCCCGATGTCGCCGCCACGCGCATCCACGCGTTCCTGAAAGAGAAGGGGATCCCGCGCCTGATCGACGTGATCGCGCAACCGGAGATCTTTCCGAAAACGAAAACCTCACGCGGCGAAACCGTGAGCGAAACCTTCCGCGCCCGTGGCCTGCACATGACCCCGGGCGACAAGGACCGCGTCAACGGGTGGGCGCGGATCCGCGCGTGGCTCGACGTGCGGACCTTCCGCGACGACGACCGCGAAGTGCCGCGCATCTTCGACGCGCCCTCGCTCCAGGTGCATGCCGACTGCGTCTACTTCCTCGACACGTTCCTGACGCTCGTGTCCGATGCGAAGCAGCCTGATGACATTGACTCTACGACGGATGAATATCCGGCCGCGGCCTTGCGCTACTGGGTGATGGCGCGTCCGCTGCCGCCGACGAAGATCGTCAAGACGCTGCCGCCCGACGCCATCGGGCACGAGATCGACGCCATCCGGCGCGGGTTGCGCTACGCTACTCGCTAACGAGCGGTCGTGATAGACTCACGGGGTCGTTAATCCGTGTTGGAGGTTTCCTGTGAACAAGTGGCTCCCCGTCGTCATCGCCCTCGCCGTCGTCACCCCGTCCGTCGCCCAGGCCCAGTCGCGGCGCTCGACGCGCCCGGACCCGACGCCTGTCTACGAACCGTACGTCTATACCCCGTACCGCTACACGCCGCCGCCGGTCCCGACCTACCCGGTCTACGTGCCGTACGCCCCGATCCAGCCGGTCAAGCCGACATCGGGTTCGACCTACGATTGGCGCTCGGGCAACCGCTACTCGTGGGACCGCGACACCTCTGGCACGACGACCGTGCGCGGCAGCAACCTGAACACCGGCAGCCTCTGGCGCACGACGATCCAGCCCGACGGCTCGCAGCGCGGCACTGACAGCCAGGGCAATCTGTGGACCGTCAGCTCGTCCGGCACGTACATGAACTACGGGACCGGCGTGATCTGCATCGGGACCGGCGCTGCGCGCGTCTGTAGCTAACATGGCGCTCCGACTCGGCGCACTGCACGACGCGTTCGCGGCCACCGGGATTGATCCGGCACTCGCCCAGAAGGCAGCAGAAGAAGTCGCCAACTACGAGCAGCAGATGGCGACGCTTCGGAGTGACATGGCCGTGATCAAGTGGATGCTCGGGACCGTGATCGCGCTCAACCTCGGCATCCTCACCGTCCTCCTTCGTTTTCTCGGTCGCTAGTACTTTCGTGACGATCCACTGAAGGCCGGGGCAACCCGGCCTTTGGTGTGTCTGTCGCTTAAGTCCCTTCCGTCCCACCACAATCCCACCCGCCCGAGCCCGCTTGCAGCGGGGTATAGACTGGATTTTCGCTGTTCATCGGCGGATCCGCAGTCGATAATCGGCGGCTCCGACAGAGTCCGGGGAGGGTTGACGCCGCGATGGCGAAACGCCGCACGAAACCGTCTAAACGCGTGGATCGCGCCGTCACCACCGCGAGTGAGCCCCCCTCCGAGTTAAAGATTCCCCTCCCTGACGAGGGCTACGGCTCGGAAGCCTTCTGGTCGTCCGAGATCGACGCGGCGGTCGAGCGGTTGAAGGAAGAAGTCCCGGCGTGGCGCGCCAACATGAGCCGCTACGACGGCGACCGGCCCTCGCTCCCGGGCGTCCACGCCAACGACACCATCTCGGTGAATGTGGGCTTTTATACCGTTGAGCAGAAGAAGCCCCAGCTCTTTCACCAGCAGCCGGCGCTCCAGGTGAAGGGCACGCGGCCCGAGACGCGGCCGGTCGCGCCCATCGTCAAGGCGATCATGGACACGCTCCTCGGCGAGGACAAGATCGACGCCGTGGCGATGATGGACGAGGTACTCTCCGACATCCTCGTGCCCGCCGGGATCGGCGTGACGAAGATCGGCTACGAGAGCGTCACCCAGGACGTGAAGACGCCGACCGGCCGCATGGAACCGGTGACCGATCCGCTGACCGGGGCCCCGGTGCCGAAGCTCGATCCGATGAGCGGCCAGCCGCTGATCGATCCGGTCACGGGCGGGCCGCAGAGCGAAGAGACGCTCGCGCTCGGCCCAGACGGCCAGCCGGAAACGGAAACGAACCCGCAGAAACTCTGGTGCGATTACTACTGGAACCGCATCAGCCCTGACGACTTTCTCTCCCCGGTGGGCTTTCTCAGCTCCCGCTTTGACGCCGCGCCGTGGTTGGCGTTCCGCTTTTATGCGGACACCGAGGAACTGGTGCGGCGGTATGGCGTCGAGCCGTCGTCGTTCTCGGACCTGAACTGGTCCGAGCGGCTCGTCGCCCCCGCCGACCGCGATGCGCTCGAGAAGCGCAGCGTGGCCTGCGGCTACGAGATCTGGTATCGCGCCGCACTCTACGACGCGACGGAGCTGAACCCCGAGCGCATCCGGCGGCTCGTCGTGCTCGCGAAGAAGAGCGGACGCAACGGCCAGGGCGTCGTCGTCCACGAGAACTCGCCCTGGCAGCGCTTCGACAAAATGGGCCGCTTTACCGGCGGGATGCGCGGCTATCCGATCCACGTCTTCACGCTGCGCTCGCGCGTCAACTCGGCGTTCCCCAAGTCCGACTGCAGCGTGGTGCGCGACATCGCCGACGAGAAGAGCCTGGGCCGCTCGCAGATGGTGCAGCAGCGGCGGCGCTCGATGCCGATGCGCGGCATCAACGTGAAAAGCCCCGCGCTCACGCGCGATACGGTCGAGCAACTGGAGTCAGGAGAAATTCAGAGCTTAATAAAATTTGAGGGCCCCATCGCCGAGAGCGATCTGCGGGCGCTCGCCATCGCGCACTTTCCGACCGAGAACTTTTCCTTCGACCAGATCACGCAGAACGACATCGACCGGTTGACGGCGTCTGGCGCGAACCAGCAGGGGCTCGGATCCGACGACACCGACACCGCGTACGAAGCGAGCTTGATCCAGCGCGCCACCGAAACGAGACAAGCGAAGGAACGCGTGCGGTTGCTGACGCAGTACGCGCGCGGCTGCAAGAAACTCTTCTCGCTGGTGCAGCTCTTCGCGACCGATCAGGAGTTGGTCGAGATCGTCGGCGAGGACGGCGCGAAACGGTTCGCGCAATGGGACCGCACGACGATTGCGGGCGACTACCTGTTCACGTTCAACCCCGACAGCAGCGTGCGCGTCGATGCCGCCCAGGAACGCGAGAAAACTTTAAGGTTCGTAAATCTAGTTTCGAACAATCCGTACTTCAACCAAGCTGAAGTTGCCGGTTTGCTCTGTGACGCGTTCGGACACGATAGGGCGCCCTTGATCAAACAACCGGAACCCGCGAAACCCGAGCCGCCGAAGGCGACGTTCTCGATCCGGGGCGACGATCTCAACCCGCTCAGTCCGCAATATGTCGGCGTAGCGATGTACCTAAAAACCTTCTACGGGATGGAGCTGCCGCCCGCGCCCCCGATGCCGCCCGAGCCGATCAAAGCCCCGCAAGGGATCGAGCCGGTGGATAAACACCAGACGAGGGTCACGGGGAACCTCAAGAACAACGCCGGCAGGACGATGTAGCGATGTCGCACCTGTTCCAATGCGTGGACTGCAAGACGCCGGCTGAGTGTCTCAACGACGCCTGCCGTCAGGTCGGCGATCACCGCTGCGAGTCCTGTCAACGCGATGCGCCGCAGCTCCGGCCGAGTGGCGACGTCATCAACGAAGCCAAATATCCGACGCGTCGAGGCGCCACGCCGACGCGCGAGTCGGCCTGATGCCGCCGTTTGACCGCTTGCAAACGACGGCCGCGCCCTCGGCGGGGGTGACGATGGCGCTCTCGCACGCGTTCACGTCGCCGGTCACGGTGGGCTCGTCGCTCCTCGTCGCGGTGATGGCGAACGTCGCGCCGTTCACGCTCACGGTGACCGATGATCGCGGGAACGCGTACACCAACATCGCGACCTTCGGCCCCGGCAGCAGTCCACCGCAGATGATGTCGGTGTGGCGCTGCCCGCACGCGTTTGCCGGGGCCACGACCGTCACCGTCACGGCGTCGGTCGCCTGCGCGTTCGTCGTGCATCTGTTCGAGTTCGTCGGCCCGCTCGGCCTGCCGGTGGAAACGGATGAAGCGAGCGGCACCTCGGTCGATGGGTTCCGCGAGGACCGCTACTGGCCGGTCCCCGGTGACGGCGCGTCGTACTTCGCGCTCGTGCTCGGCCTCGCCGTCAACGCGTCGAACCTCACGCTCTGGGGCACCGCGCTGACGGAACAGAACCAGCCCGACGATGTGGTCGTCGTCCACGATCCGCCGCCGCCGATCACGCTCGTGATCACGCTCCCTGACGCCGAATCCGGCCCAACGGCGCCGATCAGCACGGTGGGCGCGACCTTGATCGTCGTGGGCGTCCCGTACGTGGACGGGCCGACGCTCGTCGTCACCGACTCGAAAAGCAACCTGTGGACGCCGCTCACGGCGTACGGGGCTCCTGGGACGGTGCGGATGCGGCTCTACTACTGCCTCAACCCCACGGTCGGGTACGGGCACAGCTTTTCGCTGAGTGGGACGCTCACGCCCCTCATCGTGATGGCGTTTGCCGGGGTCGTGGCCTACCAGGAAGAGAACGGGACCGGCCACAGTGGGCCGACCACGTCGCCGCAGGCGACCGGCAGTGTCACGCCCGCCGCCGATGGCGCGCTCATCCTGACTGGGATGACCTCGCTCGGCGAGTATGGCCCAGAGGGCGAGGACTTCATCACGCCCGCTGTGTTTGAGATCACGGCTGGGATCGCCCATGGCGTGAACGGGTCCATCGGCTGGTACATCCAACCGACCGCCGCGCCGATCAATCCACTCTGGTCGTGGGGCGAAGCGCGCACCGATCTCGCGCTGACGACGGCGGTCTTTCTCCCGGTCAACTACGCGGTGCCGGAAACGTATCGCACCAAGACCGCCAACCCGACGACGTTGGCCCCCTAGGAGACACGCCGTGATTCTCTTCATGGACAGTTTCGACCACCTCGCCACAGCCGACCTCACCGAGAAGTGGACGAGCATGAACGGGGTGACGATTGGCGCGGCGGCGGGACGACGTGGGAGCGGCGGGTTGGTCGGCAACGGCGCGGATCACTACGCGGCCAAAGGGATTGCCGCCAGCTCGTCCACGATCATCATGGGCGCGGCGGTGACCAACACCAACCCCGTGGGCACGATCTGGCGGCTGATGATGATCGGGGAAAGTGGGGGCACCCATGTGCAGCTCTACTTCACGTCAGACGGCAAAGTGAACGTGGGCCGGATGGCGGGCACCGGGTGGGATTATGGCGGGACGCCGACGTTGCTCTGTGAATCAGCGGCCGGCCTCGTGACGACCGGCGTGACCTACTACGTCGAATGGCTGGTGCTCATTGCCGACGCCCCCGGCGGGAGCGTGGCGGTGCGCGTCAACGGCCTGGAGGTCGCGTCGGCCACTGGGGTGGATACGCGCAATGGTGGGACCGGCGTGCCGACCGTGATCTATCTGGGCTCGTTCACGACCTTCGATGATCTCTACGTCTCGGACGGGGCGGGGGCCGCCCCGGGGAACACCTTCCTCGGGGACTGTCGCGTCGATGCGTGTCGGCCGACCGCCGCCGGAGCCACGACGGGGTGGACGCCCTCGACGGGCGCGAATTGGCAGTGTGTCGATGACGCCACGCCCAATGACGACACCGACTACACCAGTGCCACGGCGGCGGGCGTGACCGATACGTTCGTCGTCGAGAATGCGCCCGCCGTGGGCGCGACCATCTTTGGCGTCCAGCATTGTCTCTCGGCGAAAAAGACCGACGCGGGCGCGGCCACGCTCGCGCCCGTGGTGCGGCAGAGCGGCGTGGACTACGTGGGGACCGATCTGAGTCCGTCCACGACGTACGCCACGCTGCTGCAGATTCAGGCCACCAATCCGGGGACGGGCGCGGCGTGGACCGAGGCGGGGTTTAACGCGGCCGAGTTCGGGTACCGGCGCACCGGCTGAAGATGGCGATTACCCACATCACCACCGTGTCGGCGGCCCCCGGGGCGAACGGCGGCTCGACGTCGGCCATCGATACGACCGGCGCGACGTGCCTCGTGGTGAGCGTGGCCTATTATCCCGCCCTCGGCGGCACGCCCACGGTCGCGGATTCCAAAGGCAACACGTATCTCCCGCTCACACTGCGCGCGTCGGGCGGGGAGATCGCGCACCAGCTGTTTTATAGCCTGGGCGGGACCGTTGGCGCGGGGCACACCTTCACCGTCTCAGGGCCCTCGATCTATCCCGCGTTCGTGGCGTCGGCGTTTGCGGGCGTGGGCAGTTTTGAGTCACAGAGCGGGGCCACGGCCACGAGCGGCACCGCCCTCGCCACCGGCAGCCTCACGCCGACGACGAACGGCGCGCTCGTCGTCAGTGGCGAGGGCGGGCAAAGCGCGACCACCCCGTCGATGACCGGATTCACGCTCACCGCGATTGGGTTTACGGGGGGCGCGAATATGCAAGGCGCCGCCGCGTGGCAGATCCAAACGACGGCCGCCGCCATCAACCCGACGTGGGGCTTCAGTCCGTCGCCGGGGCATCAGGCGGCGGGGAGTGCGGTGTTCAGCGGGGCCCCCGCGGCCGCCGTCCACCTCACGCAGGCGGTCGCCGAAGTACTCAGTCTCTCGACCGTGCCGCAGCGGGTGACGCAGTACGTCGTGGAGGCGCTCAGTGACAATCTCCCGGTCGTCGCCCCGAAGGACTATACCTGGCAGATTACAGACCTCACCGATGCGGATCGGTGGATGACGGGACTGCTGGTGTTTCCGGTGGGGGACGCGGCCCCCGGTGATGTGCCGCCGACGTCCTCGCCGACCCAGGTCGTCATCCCGATGCACGTCACGACGCGCGTGGTGTTGCCGTCCGGCGTGGACGCCTGGGGTGCCGACTGTCTCTGCGACGAGTGAAGGAGAAGATCATGGCGGTCACCCTGAAAGTCGGCGTCATCGGCGTGGAGATCGTGATGCCGCTCACGGCGTCCAACGGCCGACCGCTGGACCTGACGACGGCGGTCGCCATGAAGGTCTATTTCCGCGCGCCCGAAACGACCGGCGCGAGCGAGAAGGTCGCGAGTAAAATCGGGAGTGGGAAAGAAGGCAAGCTGCTCTACGTGACCGTCGCGGGCGATCTGCCGGTGACCGGCGAATGGCGCATCCAGTCGCGGGTGCTCTACGACAACCCGCCGCGCGATCTGTGGAGCAGCATCTACCCGTTCATCGTCGCGCCCAATCTCGTGTGAGGGTTCCGATGGCTGACGACTCGACCACCATTCCGCCGCGCCCGCCGCCGCTCGAGCCGGTCGCGGACGCCGCCGCCGCGCCCGAGAAGCAGACGCTCGCCATCCACGACGACCGCTTCTGGGGCGGGCCGCAATACGTCGATGGCCTGCCGGGACGCCCGTACGTCGAAGGCAAGAAACAGTACTTCGAGCTGCTCAACGCGTCAGGGCTCCGCATCCAACACCAGCAGGAAAGCACCACCGGCCCGAAGCTGGATCCGCCGACGCACCTCTCGACCCTCACGCTCCCCGAGCCCGACGTGCCGCCGATGCGCCAGGAGGAAGCGCACGTCTACGGCGCGATCACCGCGATCTTCCGGCACTTCGACCTGATCGAAACGGTGTGGTGTGAGGACTGCTTCCAGCGCACCCGGTACCACGGCTGCCGGATGCATGTGACGGAGCGGCGCGTCGTGCTCGAGTGCCGCTGCGGCTACGCGGTCTACACGCCGCCCGTGGGTACCACCGACCTCGTGCTGGGCAATCTACCCAATATCTCGCGTACGTCGGCCGACGACACCGGTGGTACGATCCTCACACAAGCAGGCCCGGTGGCGCGTCCGACGACGCTTCTCCATGACATGGAAGCGCTCTTGCTGCGCCGCTATTTTGCTGCCTTGCGCGGGCGCCACAAGGAACCGCGCCTGTTTCATCGCCCGTGTTTTGACGGCAACCCGGTCCACGAAGACCAAGCGGTCGCCGTCGCGCTCTCCCCGGAGCGGCTGCTGCTGATTTGTTCCTGCCGCACGCTCTACCATCAGGCCTCGCGCGTCATCGACGCGCCTTTGCAGGTGATGTGACGCTTATGTCCATGCGAATCGGTACGACCGTCCTCTACGTCCTCTCGGCCAGCGATGTCGCGCTCATCAACGCGCAACGCACGACCAGCGAGAGCATCCAGAACCGCGCGGGGCGCAACCCCCCGGAGTGGCCGGCAGGGGCCGCCGCGCGGCTCGGGGATCCCGTGGCCGAAGGCGACTTGGTCCCGCTGCTGATCACGCGCGAGACGCCCGACAGCACGATGATCTCGGGCCACGCGTTTCTCAATGGGACCGATACGTTCTGGGTCGCCGCCGCGGAAGTGGTGAGTGGCGAACCGCCCCACCCTGGGCAAGCGACGGAACTCAGTGATCAGTTGGGCTTTGCGGCACGCGCCTATGAGGAACCCGCGGCCGACCGGCGGCGATCCGTCACGCGGTGATGGGGTGGGGGTGGGCGCGTGTCGGCGGCGGGTCGAGGTCACCGGTCGAGCTGGCGGCCTCCAACCTGCACACCTGCCCGGCGGCTTCCAACGCCCGCCGCCGACACGCGCCTCCCCAGACAAAAAAATAGGCCGGGGGATAGTGAACCGGCCGGTGGCTGATTGCAAAATGGACGCCGCAGTGGGCGTGAAGACCGTAAGGCAACCCCGCTGGGACTAACGAGCGCAGGTTACCACAGGTCGGTCCGGTTGGAACTGGGAGGGAGTGTATTGGCGGCGTGACGCTCACGGCGATGGACGGTCGTCCAACCCGATCAGCCACCTCCACGGAACCCATCACGCCGCCAATCCACTCCCTCTCCACGAGATCATTCCCGCTCTGACAAGAGGGGGGGCAGCAGCCAGGGGAGGTCGCGGGCCCCATGCACGATCAGCAGGATCATCGGGCCCACGGCCACGTCGGCCCGATACGCGACGAGGTAGTCTCCGACGCGGACGAAGCGGACCTCCACAGCGTCGGTGAGGTCAGGCCGTCGCGATCCCATCCCCGGCATCGTGGCGATCAAATCGAACACCGCGAGGAAGTCATCCGCCAATGTCGTGGCGGCGGGGACGTGCTGCTCCGCGAGCGCCGAGAGGATCTGGTCGAGTTCCTGGTGCGCCAGCGGATGGAGGCGCGCGCTCACGCCTTGGCCGTGGCGCGGGCCTGCAGCTTCGACTTGAAGGCCCCCACCGCGGCGACGGCGTCGATCAGCCCGGTCGTTTCCACGGCCCGCGCTTCAATCGCCGCGCGCACCTCGTGGCGAAACGTGTCGTAGTCCATGGTCAAGCGCAGCGCTTCGCGGACGACTTCGCTCGCGTTGTTGTAGCGGCCCGTCTTCACCTTCGCGTCGATGTAGGCCTGCAGCTCCGGCGTGAGGGACACATTCATGCCACAAAGTATAGCCAAGTTGGCCCATCTTGGCTATCCGCCACGCACCCCCGCCTCGCGCGCTTCTCTCTCTAGATCGGGGTACTTAAGTCCGCAGTAGTGCACGGGAGTGGTCCCCACGCCACCAGACATGAACCTCGCGATGTTGCCTTTGATGCGATTCCAGACGCCGCCTCACGACGACTCTCGACGCTCGTTCCGAGCGCAGCAAATAACGTGTTCCGAGCGGCATTAACATCACGCTCGTGCTCGGCCCCACAGCCGCACGTCCATTGCCTCACTGTCAGCCCACTCCAGCCAGTTGGGCCGGTCAAGGCCCCACATGCTGAGCAGGTCCGAGTGGAATTACGAGAAGGCACCTCGATGAACTTCGTACCGCCGGTAAGGCTCTTGTAACGAAGTTGTGATCTAAGTTGAGCATGCGCAGCACTAGCGGTGCTTTTACCAAACCTTTTTTCGATTGCCTTGATGCGATCTTTCGAGAAGGCGATGAAAGTGTTCTCAGCGACCAACTGACGAGAGAGATGATGATTGCGATTCTTCCGTCTATTCGCGATGCGCTCTTGGATCCGCGCAGTTAAGCGGCGACGTTTCCCACGTTGGGCTTGGGCTAACCTAAGAGCAGCGACCTTCAGCTCCTTCGGATGCTCAATCAACTCTCCACTTGAAAGCGTCAGGAGCGACGAGAATCCGGGATCGATACCGATCTGGCCAGCCGCCACTCTAGGGATCGTTCTGGGCGCGGCGTTCATGAAGAGGCAGACGTACCAACCTGATGCTCGCTTGACCACCCGAAGGCAGACGATCTTGCCATCAGGAATGGCCTGCTCATGAAATCGGACTTCACCTAGGCCAGCGAGATAGATTCGCCGCCCACGAATTGGCCGTTTATTCGCCTGACTGAAGGCGATGCTATTGAGTGGGCGTCGGCGGCCCTTCAATTTGGGGCGACGAGAGACGCGATGGAACGCTCGTTGCCAAGCGTTATGGGCGGTCCCAATGGTGCCGCGAATGGCTGAGCGCGGTATTTCTAAACGACGACTATGGCCATTCACGAGGGCGTACATGTCGAAGGTTGATCGATAGACCCGACGCTCGGCATCCCGCTCAATCGTCTTGACCGCCCAGTTGTAGACGGCGGTGAGATGCCACAACCATCGTTGCATCGTCGCGGCTTGGGCACACGTCGGCCGCAATTTGAGGGTGACGCCAATCGTCTGTGTCAGGATCGGCTCAGCCAATATTGGCCGCCTCCAGCGGCCGATTGGTTAGGGGTCACTGGTCGCTTCCAACGGCCAGTGGCCCTGAGTATAGCCTGAGCGGGGCTTGACGACCGGTATAGGCTCGATCTTAACGAGCGCCGCGCTGCGATACAGCGGCAAGGGAAGGTTCCCTCAAGGTTCATGAGCCTAGAAGGCGTTATCAGCGCATCGGTTGACTCAGCGGTCGGGTCACTCTCGTCAGGCTCCGACTCATCCTCGGAGATCACGAAGACGACCCCCGTGACCACCCCGTCTGCGCCGACCTCTGGTCCTACGCCGCCAGATGTCCCCGCCGCTCCCTCCGGGTTAGAGGGAACAGCCGCCGATTCCGCGCGTTCGACCGAGGCCCCCACGAGACGGGGGAGCGCACCGGCTGGCACACCCGAGCGTCCTTCGGACGGGGAACCGCCCCCAGCGAAGTGGCCAACGGTATTGGAAAATGCTCGCGTCAAAGAACGGAACGCAACCCGCGAGCAGGTTTTTTCGGAGTACGGACTCGCTGACAACCTCGACCCGGTCGAAGTTCGCGCGCACCTCGATCTCCTGCGACGGGATCCGCAGCTCCACGCGGAACTCACGCTGCAGGCGCTCAAGCGCGACGGGACCTATCGCCCTCGGAACGGCGACAGCCCCGACAGCGTGATCGCGCACGGCCCGCCCGCCTTGCCCCAACCGGCGCTCGTCAGCGTCGATGGGCAGCAGGCGTACACCGCCGATCAAGTCCAACAGGTCGTCAATCACGCGCTGCAGCAATTCAAGCAGCAACTGAGTGGCGAACTACAGCCCCTCCAACAACTGCATCATTCCGCACGCGTGGCGCAAATCCGCGCTGAAGCCCAATCGTTCGCGGGCGAAGCCGTGCGGGAAGCGAAAACGTGGCACCGCTTCGACGACCTCACGCCACGCATTCGCGAGATCATGGTGTCGGATAAACGGACGACGCTCTTGTCCGCGTACCACCGGGCGCTCCAAGAAGATCTCCAGACCTCGACCACGCAACTCAAAGCGGAAACCCGCCGCCAAACGCTCGACGAGATCAAGCAGGCGTCTGAAGCGAACACGATTCGCCCAGGCGCTGCCGCCGTGGCGCGATCAGGCCCGCGAGAACATCGCGGGGGATTGGATGCGCGTTTGGAACGCGCGATCAATTCCGCCCTGACTTCGACCTCGGCGCGGTAAGCCGCGCGCGGATCTGACGATCCGTTAGGCGGCCCCGTGGTGCTGCATTGGCTGATCCAAATATCGGGCAAGTCGCCAGCGTGGCCTGGGAAAATCTGTGGAGTTCTGGTCCCGTCGATCAGACGTTCACGTCCCAGGCGCTTCTCTATCTCCTGAAGGACGGCGGGTATCGCGAGTACGCCGATGGGGGCCGCTTGTTCGAGGTCACCGTCGAGTACGCGCAGAACACCACGTTCCGCTCCATCAGCGAACTCGAGACCATTGACACGACGCGCATCGACGTCTTCGATGCCGCGCGCTACGAGCAGCGCATCCACGCGGGCTCGGTCGTCTTCTCCGACCTCGAGGAACTCCGCAACGCGGTCGCGAACCGGAAGATCGATGTCGTGAAGTCGAAGCTCAAGAACGGCGTGAACTCGGCGCTGCAGTCGCTCAACGAAATGCTCTGGGGCGACGGCACGGGCAACGGCGGGAAAGACTGGGATGGACTTCGTAAGCTGATCCCCGCCGATCCCACCACCGGCACCGTGGGCGGGATCAACGCGCTCACCTGGGCGTTTTGGCGATCGAAGCAGGCGAGTGGCGCGGGGACCGCGTTCAACAACTACCGCGCGGCGCTCCTCAGTGTCCATAACCAGTGCTCGCTCGGCGGCACCGACAAAAAGCCCACCGGCTTGATCTCGGATCGCGCGAGTTTCGAGGGCTACCACAAGCTCCTCACCGACGTGACCAGTCTCGTCAAGGAAACCGAGGGCGAAGCGGATCCCGATCTGGGCTGGCTCAACGAGGCCATCGCGTTCATGGGGATTCCGTACGTCTATGACGAGGCGGCCTCGCCCGCCGCGACCGCGTACTTCGTCAACAAGAACTTTCTGAACCTCGTGGTGCTGAAAGGCGCGTGGATGAAGATGAAGAACCCCATTGAGCCGGCGAACCAGCTCATGCGCGTGCATCGCGTGTTCAGCGTCGGCAACTTGTGCGCCACCGCCCGCCGGCACATGGGTTGCGTGACGACCATCGCGTAGACCCATCAGAGAAAGGAGGACACAGTCATGAATCTTTCAGGATTTCCAACCATCACTGGTGGGCAAGTGCAGAGCGATTCGACGACGCCGCTTGCGGCCCTCGGATCGATCTCGGTGGACTCGCGCGGCCGGATGTATCGCTACGTCCTGGCCGGCGGCGCCGCGCTCGTCCCCGGCAACGTGCTCCAGGCTCCCGCGCAAGTCGCGGTCCACGGCCAGCTCACGCCGACCGCCGCCGTCGCCGTTGGCGGCAAGCAGATCGTCGTGACGCTGGGCGCCGCGGCCCTCGCCGAGAACGCGTACGCGGAAGGCTTGGCGACCATCGACACGACGCCAGGAGAAGGCTACAGCTACGGGATCAGCGGCCACGCGGCGGTGCTCTCGGGCGGGATCGCGACCATCAACCTGCGGTCGGATGACGCGGTGCAGATCGCGCTCACGACGTCGAGCCGCGTCACGCTCACGCCGCATCCCTGCCGGGGCGTCATCCAGTCGCCGGTCACCACGCTCACGGGCGCGGTCGTCGGCGTGGCCGTCTATCCCATCGGCCTCGGCAAGTACGGCTGGGTGGGCGTCTGTGGCGACTTCCCCGTGCTCGTGGACGGCACGCCCGCCGTCGGCATGGCGCTCAGTGCCCCAGGGGCGGCGCCGGGGGCGGCGGCGATCAACAGCTCGACGCTCACGATGATCGGTCGCGCGCTCGTGACCGGCGTCACCGGGAAGATCTTCCCGGCGCAGATCAACCTGTTGTGACATCTGGCGTCACAATTCCCCGTACGGCGTGGCCTCCAACCCTGCGCCGTGCGGGTTTCCCTTCTCGTTGAGGTGCTCGCATGGCGAAGGAAGACCCCGTCCAGGCCCCGAAGTCGCCGACGCAGTATGTGCTCGGCGCGGACGATTTGAAGACGCTGCTCCTTGCGTTCAAGGAGGCGGCATCGAGTCCGGCCGCTGCACCGGGGATGCCGGACGCGATGACGGCGCTGCTCAAGCAAGTCGAGAGCCTGACCCAGACCGCGCAGCGCAGCGTCCGCAAAGAGAACCCGCACTACGAAGATCGCGGCGTGTATCACGTCGATCCGACCTGTGCGATCTGCCAGACGCACGCACTGCACTACCTGCCCGACGATCCCATCGGGCGGGAAGCGCATCCGCGTCCGACGATGATCTACGACTACGAGTTCTGCCACGGGCGCGTGCTCGCCGACTGGCTCACGATTCCCGAGATCGAGCTTATCAATCAGTTCACCGCCGACAAGACCGCGCGCGACGGGCAGTGGACGGCGACGATCAGCCGGAACGGCACGAAGAAGAAACTCCAAGTCGAGGTGCCGTATCGCGGGCTCGATACCCGCCACGATCTGCCGAGTCAAGCCGCCATTCTGATCGAGCTGCTCTATGGTCAAACGCTTGCCGACCCGTCGTCCGCGCTCGTCCTCATCCAGCAGCTCCAAGCCCAAGTCGCGTCCCTCGAAAATCGGCTCGCCGCGACGGCGACCGCGTAAAGGAGATCCGATGGCGACGAAGAAAGACCCCCTTGTGATCGCCCCCGCCGACTGCGATCCCCCGGCGGATCCAGTGCCCACGCCGACGGCGACCTGCCCGCCGTTGCCGGGGCAGCAAGCGGCCGGCGACCCGGTGCGCGTGCTCCTGACCGGCGACAACCGCATCGTCCTGCACGAAGCCTACATTCCCGAAGAGGCGTTCGGCTTCCGCATCAGCGTGAACGGCCAGTTCTTCGAACACGTCGATGACTCGCCCGAAGGGGCGCATACGTGGATTTTCGCGCCCACGAGGTGATGCCATGCCCTTCCGACGCCCCCCGTTCGGCCTGTGCCTGGAACCGACGCCGCTGCGGAGTTTCACGATCCTGCTGACCGACGATGATCGGCAGACGTTCACGCCCTACACGTTCGACGTCCCCGGCGATCTGCCGTTTCGGATCAAGGTCGAGCGGCGGTTCTTTGAGCAGGTTGGCGTGCGCCAGGGGCAGCGCGTCTATGCCCCGACGCAAGAGGCGCACCTGTGACCTTCGCCGAGTTGCAGCGCGGTGTCTTCGATGACATGCAGTACCAAGCGGCCCCCAAGCCGGGGGTGCAGGAGCGCGTGCGGCGGTTTCTCAATGAAGGCCTGGAGCGCGTGTTGCGGCGGCCGCGCCTGAAGAGTCTCAGGATCGCGCAGCTCCCGTTCATGTCGGAGGCGGGGCGCGGCTTCTACGGGGCCGCGAAGTCCATCGACCGGATCGACTACATCATCGATGTCGTCAACGGACGACGGTTGCAGATGCGGACGCGCGACTGGTACCGCAGTCTGGACCCGTCTGTCCGCACGAGCGGCACGCCCGCCTACTGGATCCCCGAAGGGTTCACGCCGGTCGAGCAACAGCCGCAGGCCGATCCGTCGGGGTACTACACGCTCATTGCCGTCTCCGACGACGCGCTCGACACGACGCAACGGCTCAACGTCCGCATCCTGCGCGCCCCGCCCTACAACGACGTGGTGGACATCAAGAACAATGACGGGAACCTGCTCGCCGGCACGACGCCGGTCACCATCTTTCAGTCGCTGCTCTACTCGCAGATCGTGCAAGTGCATCTCGACGCGACGACCGTGGGCAACATCTCGCTGACCGATGGCGGCGGGCGATCCCTCGGCATGGTCACGGCGAGCGCCATCGATGGATCCCAGTCGAGCCGGATGCTCGGCTTCCGGCTGTACCCGACGCCCTCGGCCGCGCTGGAGTACCAGATGGAAGGCCAGTACGCCATCCCGCGCCTGGTGCATGACGAGGACACGCCGCCGTTCGCCGACAGCTATCACGAGATGCTTTGCTGCTACGCGCGCGGCCGGATGTATCGCAAGGACGGACGGCTGCAGCAAAGCCAGATGGAGATGGCCGAGTTCGAACGCTACGCCATCGACCTCACCGCGCACATCGAGTACCCCGTGAACTACAAACCGGTCAGCGGGAAACTCGGCACCGGCACGCACGGGTGGAGTGACCTCGGCCCCTGGTTTCCGGCGGATCGCGGCTGATGGCGAAGAAGGCTGGGAGCTATGGGCAGCACCTGCTCAGTTGGGGCCGCTTTCGGGGACGCAACGGCGTCGATGAACCGGCGGTGCTGCCGAGCGATATGGGGACCGAGGCGGTCAACTGGATCCTCACCGCCAATGGCCTGGGCGAGCGACGGCGCGGCACGATCACCATGCCGATCACCGGCAGCTTCGAAGGCGCAGCGTCGATGACGCGCTTCCAGCCGACGCAGGATGACGGGCAGGCGGTGCTGGTCTTCTCGACGTTCGACACGCCGTCCCAGTTCATGCACGTCACGGCAGGGCTCGCGGCGACGGCGATCACGCAGACCGATGCGCTGGAGGGCAGTCCGCTCCTCGTCAGTTACGCCACCGGCAACGGGAAACTGTTCCTCGCGTACGACAGCACGGCGGGCAATCGCCTGCACGTCTATCAGCCGGGGACGTCAGGCAATACGCTGCGCCTCGCGGGCCTCTCAGGCCCCGCTGCGCCCGTCCCGACCAACGACGGCAGCGGATCGTATGCGGCGGTCCTGCGCTACTACCGCACGCAACTGCGGACGGACGTGAGCGACACGCCGATGGCGGTGTCGGCGCTCGGCACGGCGGTGTCGTTCACGCCGAGTGGCAGCGGCACGGGCGTGCTGATCACCGTCGCGGCAGCGACCGAGTCGGCCACGCACTGGCGCGTGTTCGGTTCGGCGGATGGCGTCCTCTACTACCAACTCAACGACTGGACGGCGTTCGCCTCGGCGACGACCTTCACGGATACACGCCTCGTCACGCAGTATGGGAGCCTGGAGGCCGCGCCGCTGGAAGGATCGCGGTGGCCGCTACCGAGCGCGAAGTTCCTGCTCTGGGACGGCGTGCGGTTGCTCTTGTTCGGCACGCAGGGCGATCAAACGAACAACGCGCTCCCCGCCGTGCCCGGGCGCGTCTACATCACGCAGGCGCTCGATGCGACGGTCGATGGCGGCGAGGACGAGTCTATCGTGATGTCGTCGGAACTCAAGGGCTACATCGACATCTCCAGAAACTCGGGCGCAGAAGATCGCGCGATTGTCGGACCCGTTGACGGCAACATTCTCGTGATGCAGTCGCGCGGCGTGTACTTGCTCAAGCCGACGGGCGCGGCGGCGAGGCCGTACGCGCGCATCACGCTCTCGAAAGAGATCGGCTGCGTGTCGCACTGGTCGAGTTTTGTGGGCGAGGACGAAAGCGGTCGCCCGTGCATCTACTGGTTGGATCCGCACCGGGGCCCGTACCGCTACGGCGCGGACGGGCTGCAGTGGTTGGGGTACGACATCCAAGACCTGTGGGCCCAGTTCGATCCGCAACTGCCGACGCCGCTGTCCGCGCACGGGCTCTACGACCAACGCACCCGCCGCTGTTACTGGTGGATCGTCCAGGGCGACGAACTCTATCCGACGACGGGCTTGATGTTCTTTCCCAAAGAAGGCCGACCGACGCGGGATGAAGGCGTGCGCTACGGCTGGACGCGGTTCACGGGCGCGGCGGCGACGGCGCAGTGCTCCGTCATGTTCGCCGAAGTGTTCGGCAACCCGATGGGCCGGCGGCTCAAGCCGTACCTCGGCTACGACACGCGCATCAATCAGTTCGATGCGCCCGACGTCAACGTCGATGACGCCGACCAGCCGAATGAAACGGCCTACTGCGCCCACATCACGTCGAAGGCCTGGAACGTCAGCGTGGCCCCGCAGATCGTGCAACTCGACAAGGCGTGGGTCCGCGCGCACACGAGCAATGCGCTCCTCGCGCAGCGGTTGATCAGGAACTACGGCGATCAGGAGGAACTGCTCAGTACCGTGCCGCTCACGGCGGAAGAGACGGAGTCGCGCCGGATCTTCCTGTTCGAAGACGCCATGCTCGCGGGCTCGTGGACGTTTCAAACGGAACTCGGCGATCCGTGCGCGGCCGATCACTTCTTCAGCCTCGACCGCTGGGACGCGCGCATCACCACCACCGACCTCGACGTCGGGACGAGTGCGCTCTGATGCCGCTGCCCTCCGTCACCTTCCGTTCCGAGCTGCCGCCGATTGTGCGGAAAGAACTCGACCAACTCGACAGCGAGTTGACCGCGTATCTCTTGCAGGAGCACGACGACGACGGGCAGCACACGCACATCACCGCGTCGTCGCTCACGGTGACCGGCCCGCTCGCGGTGCGGGGGGGCCCCATCACCGTCAATGGCGTGGAGCCCCAGCAGACGCTGACCTTCGTGATCGCGCATTTCGCCAGCCCCGGCAGCGGGATTGCCACCGGCTTTTCCGGCGTGCTGGTGGTCCCGTGGGCCTGCACGATTACGCAAGTGACGCTGCTCTCGGCCGACCCGGCCCTGACCAGCGGCTCGATGGTGGTGGACATCTGGAAAGACACGTACGCGAACTATCCGCCGACGGTCGCGGACAGCATTTGCGCGAGTGCGAAACCGACCCTCAGTAGCGCCATCAAGAGCCAGGATGCGACCTTGGTGGGCTGGACGACGGCGCTCGCGGCCGATGACATCCTGGCCTTCAATGTCGAGAGCGTCTCGTCGGTGAAACGGGTGCGCCTCGATCTGCGCGTGACGCTGGCGTAGGGGATGCGAAGGAGTGAGTGATGGCAGTCAAGAAACCTTGGGATCCCAACGATCCCGGCTACGGCGAGCCGGACGGCCCCGACGGGCCCGCCGCGCCGGATCCGAATGATCCGAATGCGCCGCTCCCGCCCGCCACGACCACCAGCACGGCGACGAAGAGTTACGAACAGATCTTGCGGGACCGCGAGGCGGCGGCGGCAGCGGCCACGAATACAGGGACGGGCACCCTCGTGCCCAATCCCGATCCGTACGCCACCCCGCCGCCCGACATGCCCAAGATCACGGACACGCCGCCGACCCAGAACGCGGGCGTGCTGGACACGGGCGGGTACGCCAAGCCGGGCTACATCGCGACCAATTACAACCAGACCGCCGTCTCGGGCTATGACCCGACGAAGTGGGCCAACCCGCTGCACCAGACGCCGAAATATGTCGTCGGCCGCATCCTGTCCGGCTACAACCTGAACGATCCGACGCAACTCCAGGCCGCGATGGCTGACATCGCGAAAGCGTATCCAGGCACGACGTGGGCCGGGAAGGACGTCGTCAATATTCCCGGCATCGGCAACGTCGATGTGATCCGCGATTTTGGCGGCGAGAGTGGGATCGCGTGGCAACCGGAAAGTGATGCCGTGGGCGCGGCGAGCGGGAGTCTCGGCGGCGGGGCCCTGACGCCGTACGGTACCGGGACCGGCAGCAGTGCCTTGACCTCGTCGTTCGCGAACGCCACGTCGGGCGTGCCCGCGACAACCGGCGCGACCGCCACGCCGACGACGGCGTCCCAAATCGCGAACGGCTCCTCGTCGCAGGCGCTCAATGACGCGAGCCGCGCGGCGATTCTGGAACTGCTCGGGCAGAAGCCGCCGACGCCGCAAGAGCTGATGGACTCGCCCGAGAACCAAGCGTACCGGCTCGCCGCGCAGCGGGCTGAAGAACGGCAACGGGCGGAACTGGCCGAGGACGCGGCCTTTCAGGGCTACGACAACACGGGGTACTTCGATACCGAGCTGCAAGGGATCCGGCAGCAGCGCGGCGAAGGCGAGGCGGGCTTCCTCGGCGAGCTGGCCGTGACGCGGATGCAGGCGCAGCGCGAAGATCTGCAGTTCGCGATTGCCCAGGCGCAGCAGGCGGGCCAGTTCGATCTCGCCCAGCAGTTGCAGCGCGAAGCGATGACGCTCGACGCCGCGATTCGCCGCGAGCAGATGGCCTCCACGGAACGCCAATCCGCGAACGATCTCGCGCTGCGGGAGTTCCTCGGACGCGCCGGCATCGATCTCGACCGGATGCGCCTCGGCGAAGACGCGCGGCAATTCAACTACGGGTATGGGCTCGACGCGGGCCGGTTGGCGGAAACCATTCGCCAGTTCGACAAGAACTACGTGCTGCCGAAAGGGACGTAAGCCATGGCCGTCGAACGCGCGCAAGTCGGTCAACCGTACGGGGCCCCGGCCCCGACGTTCGGGCGTCCGCTCGCCCCGCCGCGCCCGCCGCCCCAACCGATGGGGCCCCCGATGGGGGGGATGCCGCCGGGGATGCCCGGGCCGCCTGGACCGCCGGGAATGCCTCCAGGCCCGCCAGGAGCGCCGGGGATGCCGCCCCTGCCCGATCCCAAGGCCGCGGAGCGCGAAGCGATTATCGAGGCGCTCGGCGGTCCCCAGGTGGTCCCGGGCACCGAGGTGCGATCTCCCGAGGGCCCCGACACGCAACCGCGTCCCTTCTCGCCGCAGGATTCGACGCGGCGAGCCGTGAGGTACTGAGATGGCTCTGCCCCCGATTGCGCGTGCGGCGTCGAAGGCCGGTCGGCGGGCGGGCGATCTGCCCCGTCTGTCGCAGGACGCCGAGATCGATCCGCAGGCGTTTGGCCCCGAGAGCATCGCCGCCACGATCAAATGGCGGCAGGAGAACCCCGCGCTGGCCGCGCGCCAGGACGCGGCGGGCCGCGCCGGGGACATCGAATGGTGGCAAGCCGCGATTGCGCTCGGGGCCCCGATTGTCGGCGGTGCGCTCCTCGGCGGCTTTACCGGGTTCGGGGCTGGCGCGGGCGCAGGCGCGGCCGGGGCGGGCACGGCGGCGGGCGTGGGCGGGTTGCCCGCCTCCACGGTGGGACTTGGTGCGCTCTATCCTTCCGGCACAGGGGCCCTGATGGGTGGGGCGGCGGCGGCCGGGACTGGGGCGGCAGCGGCCGGGACGGGCGCGGCGGCCGCCGGGGGCGGGGCCGCCGGCACGGGCGCAGGCACGGGGGCCGCGACGGCGGCCAAGGGGATCACCGGAGCGAACATCGGACGCGGCCTTGCCGCGCTCGCCTCGGGCCGCGCGTCTGGCCGCGCCGCCGAAGCCGCCAACGCGCGCAACTACGACCTCGTCAACCTGACGCGCAACCGGAACTACTTCGACCGCGCGAACGCCGAAACCAACCAGCGGGAGTTCTTGCAGGATCTGCAAGAACGCTCCTACGGCAACTCCATCCGCGCCAGTGCGCTGCAAGGCGCGCGGCCCGGTCCCGCGCTCACGGTACCGCCTGAGATGGCGCGCTACGTGCCGCAAGGCGGCCAGACCGTGGGCGACATCCCGCAGGCCACCCGCGACGAGATCGGCGGGACGATGTACCGCAACGCCATCACCGAGCTGCTCGATCCGCTGCAGCCGGGGACCGCGACGTCGGGCCGCCGCATGGCCGCGCTGCCGGAACCGGATCCGCTCAGTGAGACGCCCGAGGCCAACTGGTTCGATAGCGCCCTCAACTACGGGAGCATGGCGCTCGGGGCCTACTACGGGTTCCCGCAAGCCAACGCGACGAACACGAACGGCGCGACCAACACGAGCGCGACCAATACGACGGGCACGGCGACGCCGACGAACACGCGGTCCACTGACCCCGCGGCATCGACTGGGGCCACTGGGCTACGGATCTACGACCAGTCCAATCTCTACCCGCAGTCATCGCTGCCGAGTATCAGCTCGCTGACGAGTACGCCGTCGCCCGCCGCGACCGCCCCACGGGGCGGGGAGTCGGGCCTGTTCGGCGACTACAACCGCGTGCTCGATCTCGCGCCCCAAGCGGGGCCCGTGCCGCAACCGTATCCGTGGCCCGCGCCGCCGCCCAGGAGGGTCCGCTGATGCCGCAAGCTCCCAACCTCGGCTTGACCGGCGCGGGCGGCGCGCTGGCGTTCCAGAACGAGCTGCAGAAGATGATCGCGGAACGGCGCGCCCAGGAACAATTGGAGCGTGAGTACGCCATCAAGCGTGAACAGGAAGAGTACAACCGCCGCACCGACGCCGACGAGCGCGCAGAACTCTCGCGCCATCGGCAGGCGATTGAGGGCTACCAACAGGGCGATCTCGAGGTGCGGCGGGCGGCGGCGAACAAGCCGAAAGAGCCGAGTCTCATTCGACTGACCCGCTACAACCCGAATACCAAGGGGATGGAAACCGTCGTCGTCGAAGAGGACACCGGCCGCGAACGCTACACCGTGCCCACGCCGGGTGAGCCGAAGGATCCGAGCACGGGCAGCGGGGAAGATGCCCACCTCGCGCGGGTCGCAAAAGCCTTGGGCAAATCGGTGCAGGATCTGACGCCCCAGGAAGCGCTGGCGGCGGCGAATCAGTACATGCTCCAGACGACGCGCCCGCCCCAAGCCCAGATCCAACTCGTGCCGGTGATGGATCCGACGACGAAGACCGTGCGCTACGTCAATGAACGAGAGGCCGCCGGCCAGGAAGTCGGGCGCGTCGTGGGCGAGCCGCGCGCGACGGGCGAGCAGACGAAGACGCGCGACTTCTACACCCGGATGCGGAGCGCGCTCGACGATATGGACGCGGTCGAAGGGCAACTGAACGAGAAGGATGTCGCCATCATCCAAGGGTCGCCGCTCCCAGAAGCGATCAACAACATGCTGCTGAGTCCGGCGGGTCAACGCTATGCCCAAGCCCTGCGGGCGTACACCCTCGCCAAACTCCGACGCGAATCAGGAGCGGCCATCAGCGCCGGGGAGTTCCAGAAAGAAGGGCTCGTCGCCGCGCGCACGACCGGCGATACGCCGGAGACGCTCGCGCAGAAGAAGCGCACGCGCGAAGGCGTGGCGGAAGGCTTCGCGGCATCTTCGGGACAAGCCTTCGAGGATTACTACGGCAAGCCGTTTGAGCGGGGCGCTACCGCCGGGGGCGGGAAGTTCACCGTGACCGACCCGACCGGGAAAGTCCACGCGTTCGAGACGCAATCGCAAGCGGATACCTTCAAGCGTTTGATGGACGCCGCCGCAGCCAAGAAGAAGTAGGGGGCGACATGGCAGACGATCAACGCGGGCAAGACATCAACCTCCCCAAAGAGACGGAGTTCGACCGGTTGGCCGCGCTCGCGCGCGAATACGACACACTCGCGGCGCAAGCACGACAGGCCAAGGAAGAGCCTCCAGTCCAGGCGCCGCCTCGCGGACTGCTGGCCGACTTCTTTCTTGGGGCCGGGAAGGGCGTCGGCCAAGCGGTCAATAGCGCCAACGCGTCCCTCGCCAGCATGGGCCCACAGCAGCAGATCAACCCCGCCATCTTGGACGCGTTGAAACAAGCGGGCATTGATCCGGCGACGTTGCCCGGGCGATCAGAAGCCCGCCTCGCGCCAGAGAATCTGACGCAACAGGTCGGTTCCTACGCGCCGGATGTCGCCGCCGCCTTCGCCATGCCGGGGGTTCGCGGGGGGCAACTCCTGCGGGCGGGCGCGAACGCGGCGGAACGGTCAGCGGTGCCAGGACTGACGCGGGAAGGGAGCGAGATCCTCTTACGGTCTGGGCGGGGCCGCGTCTCTGCGGCCAATGCGGCCGAGGCGACCGCGGCCGCACAGCCGTTCCAGTTGCCGAGTGGGGTGCGAGTCACGCCGAATGCCGCCGCCCGCAATGCGGCCGAGTCGATGCAGGCGGCCACGGCGCGCCCTGGGGTGCCGCTCTGGCAGGACATCCTCGCGGGCAGTGCCGGCGGCTACTTCGGCGGGAAAACTGGCGCGGGAGTGATCACGGGCTTACGCCTGCTCAACCGCCCTGGCGTCAAAAGTGGGCTGGCCCAAGCGGGGTACACCGCCGCCCCTGTCGTGCAACCCGCGGCGGCGGGCCTCGCCAGTGGCGCGGCGCGGCAGTTGTCCGAGGCGGAACGGCGCGCGGCCATTCTTCAACGCCTGCTCGGCGGTGGAGCCCCAGAACGCTGACCCATGCCGGATCCGCAACAGGACGCGGCGTTTCGGGAAGCCCTGCTGCAGATGCTGGCGGGCGCGCAAGCGCCGCACACCCCGCCGCCAGTCGCCTCGCATCCGGCGAGCGATGCCGTGCTGCTGGAGTCGCTGCGGACCCGCGCGAACCCACGGCCCAGTGCGGGGCCGTTGGGACCGTCGCGCATCGGCCCAGGCAACGCCACCCCAGAGACGAAACTCGGCCTGCTCACGACGCCCGTCACCGGCCAGATGAGTGACGCGGAAGGACTGGCCGCGTTGCAGGAAGTCGGGAAAATCCAACCGACGATTGAGCAGGCTCCGTTTCTCACGCTCGACGATGTCGCCGTCCGCATGGGCAAACCCCTCGGGGCCTTCAGGACGGTCGTGGAACAGCGGCCCAGCGGGGAACTCACCGTGGCGATCAAAGATGCCGTCGCGAAGATGTACGGGGGCAAGCCGTATGAAGAGACCGCGGGGTGGATGGATCTGGGATCGAATGTCATTGACGATCATTTGACCGTGGACAACGTGTTTCTGTACGACGACTACCGGGGGAAAGGATTGGGCAGCGAGTTGTATCAAGAGGCGCTCAACGAAGCGAAGACTCGCGGCCATCGCGGCCTCGCCTCCGCTCCACACGCGCGCAACCGGATGTCTGAACGCATCTGGAAGGGTCGCCCTGGCGTGACCGAGAGCGAGAGCGGGAGCTACGAGTTGATGTCGGACTATCTCCCGCGTCAAGGTCAAGCCCCGCCACCGGTCGCGGCCCCGCCGCCGCCCCAGTACGTGGCCCCGGGACAACCGCATCCGCTCATCCGATTGCTCATGGCGCAGAAGACCCGTTGACGAGCGGTCGTAGTACACTCTCTCTATGAGTAAACCTGCCGTTAATGCCGCCGCCCAGGCTCTTGGCCGACGTCGATGGGAAAATGTCTCCACTGAAGATCGCCGCGCTGCGGCCTTGAAACTCGTGGCGCAACGCCGGAAGAAACGCCGCGTGAAACGCCCGCGCGAGAAAGCCGCGCTGCCATGAGCTTCGACCGCATGACCGAAGCGCAGTACGCCGAGTACATGCGGACGCGCGCGCGGCTGCGTAGCGACGTCCAGGCCGCGACCGCCGCGCTGGGCGACACCGCTCGGACGATGGCGAAGCCGGCGAAGTACAGGAACACCAAGACGGAACTCGACGGGTACCTGTTCGACTCGAAAAAGGAAGCGGCGCGGTGGCAGGAACTGCGGTTGCTGGAACGCGCGGGGATCATCACCGGTCTGGAGCTGCAGCCAGAGTATGAACTGCACACCGTCAGTCCCAGCGGCGAGCCCGTCGTCGTCGGCAAGTTGACGTTGGACTTTCGGTACCGCCAAGACAGCGTCCTCGTGGTCGAGGACGTCAAATCGGATCCCACCAAGACCCAGGTCTACCGTCTCCGTAAACGCATCTTCGAAGCAGAATATGGATTGAGCATCACTGAGGTCTGACATGGGTACTGAGATCCTGATCAATCTGTCGATGGCGAGCCTCGGGCCGTCGCCCGTCGTGCTGCCCGCGGACCTCGTGGACAACGTGCCGGTTCAACAGCTCGTTGCGGTGTGGTGTGAGGCGCAGCCGATCACTTGGGAAGACGGCGCCCCGCGTGAGCATACGCTCCGTACCGTGATGCAGGCCTCGCGGGCCACGGCCACACGCCTCAAGCGTCCGCTCGCGATCTGGACTGATGGCGCGGAGTGGGATCTGGCGGTGACCCCAGCGACGAGGTGGGGCGACCAGTGGTGGCTGCGGTGTACGCGCCGCCCCGACGAGACGATCCCCGCCGCAGTCACGCGCTACGACGCGGGGTTGGAGTTCTGCCCGCTCGCGCACGCGGTGCTGGTGGTGGGATTGGACGGGCCTGGAGAGACGGACGAGGATGCGCTCGAGCATCTCGTGCTGTGCGCGGAGTTGGCGCGGCGGCACGGCGATGTTGTGGGGATGGTGTGGGTGGGCACGCAGTCCACCGATCTGCTGCTGCGCGTGGATGCGAGTCTCGAGTTGCCAGGACCGCCGCCGATCATCGACATCGAGCCGCTGACGTGGGGCTCAAGCCCCACGCCGTAACCGGCCCGTTGTTCGGTCACGAAAAGACCCGCCAGAAAATCGCGAGACTGATCGCGACGTTCGTGCCAACCATCCATTGCAGCACCGAGAGTTTGGTTTCGACGCTCGCAAGTCTGTGTTCGTAGTTGGCGACTTCCTCTGCGGCTTTCTGCGCGAGGACGGGATCGGTTCCTCCGTCGAGGAGCGCGTCGTGCAGCGCGCCGAGTCTGAGCGCCATTATTGTTTCTCCTTCGTTTCGACCGTCGCCTTGCCACCCGTCGTCCCGACCACATCCAACCGCGCCAATTTCAAGTTCTGTCGCGTCCGCTGCATCAAGGCCGTCAATTTTTGGTCGTGTGCGCGGTGGAGGAACTGCTCAAGCATCGTGCGCTCCTTATTGATCTCCGCGAGTCTGGCTCGTGCGCCCTGCAACGCCAGTTCCTGCAGAAAGGCCAACGACGGGTCTGCCGGCGGCAGATCGACCGCGTGGACGGCGTCCTCCTGGCCGTTCCGCGCCGTCGTCGCCCACCGCTTCTTCTGCGCCTCTGACATCTTCGCGCGGCCTTCCGGGGTCTGCGTCCAATGCCTCTTCCGCGTTCGCTTTGCCATGCACTCCTCCAACCGTTAGGGATCTTTTCGCGGTCGTGCCGCCCAGAATGATTTTCGGCCAATCGCCTGGAGTTGGGTCCGCGCGTGATCGCGGTCTTGTTTCGCCGCCTCAAGTTCGCGGGTCAACTCGGCGACGTTCCCCTCTTCGGGGTGGGTCTTGAAGATCCAGACGAGCACCTCACAGAGGTCCAGATCGCTGCTGGTTTCCCACGCCGCGAGATTGCCCCGACAGAAGGCCTCCGTATAGAACGCGTGCGTTTCTTCATAGAGGTCGAGTTTTCTCGACAACTGATCGAAACGCTCCTGCAGCCGCGTGCGACGTGTCTCGTCCATCACCGTCATGCGAATATCTTCAGCATCGCCATCAGCCCGCCGAAGATCGCGGTCATCGCGACCATGGTGCCCACTTGGATCTTGATCAGATCGGCCTTCAGCTCGGCCATGTCGGTCTTGAGCGCGGCCACCGCGATCTGCAGGTCGCCCTTGGTCACTAGCTCGGACAGCACCGCCTCGGCCGCCGCCTTGGCCGTCCCTTCCTCGACGCCCACCGACCGCAGCGCCGTGTACAGTTCAGTCACCATCACAGACATCTCATCGCGCTCCTTCAGTCGTGGGTATGGCATCAACGGTCGCCTTCCGCAGTCGTCCCGCCAGGGCTTGGCGGTCGGCCGCTGGGACGAGTCGCATGTGCGCGGGGTTCAGGCACGCGCGGACCTCGCACTTGTGCAACGGCAAATGGGTGGCGTCCGATTGGCCGGCGAGGTACGTCCCAAACCACGCGAAGATCAACACGTCTAGCGCCCGCGGATGGCCGAGCATTTCCAGCGTCGGGTATCCGCTGACGTTGACATCGCCGGTCCAGCGCCAGCAGGGGCCCACGAGTTCGTCATCGTCAGGACGATCCACGGGCGGCATCGGCACGCATTCCACGCGACTGAAGATCGCCGTCAGCGTGTCAGTGTGCAGCTCCACCGGCTTGGCCTCGCGGACAAGCTTCTGCACCAAGTGCATCGGGTTGACGCAGGCCTTGTGCCCACACGTCTGGATGAGCTTGGCGTAGGGGTAGCGATAGAGCCGCCCCTTGAACCACCAGAACGACGTCCGGTGGGCCATGGGCGATTTGGCTTGGAGCCGCCCAGGCCGTCCTAGTGGGCAATCGGCGAACAACGGCAGGCCGTTGTTGGTGATCGTGGCGGTCCACTGCCAGCAGCCATCGTCGCGTTGCGTGACGTGGCGAAAGAACGCATCGAGCTGCTGCTCAGTGACGCCGCGCGACTTGGCTTTGGCGACGAGCATCTGGACCGGCGGTTGCGTGCTGGTGGTCATCGTGCGGGTTCCTGCTCGCGGTCCTGCTGGTCGATGAGCTGCTGCTGAAAATCCTCCACGGTGGCCGTGAAGTACTCAAGGTCGTCCTCCAACCGCGCGACGAGTTCTTCCAACTCCGTCAACCGGTAGAGGTTGGTGCGATTCTCCGTCTGCGTGTAGCCGTCCACGCTCACGCGATAACTTGGATGCAGTCCGGCGATCTCATACGTCTGCACCGCGACGACTTCGCCTTCGCGGACGAGGACACCACGGACCACCCGCACCTTGTCGCCCAGGACGAGCCGGTCGGCCTCGCGTTCCGCATACATTCGCGCGCCCATCACTGCACCTCCAATTCGCAATCGTGCGAGCAGAAACGCTCGGGATCTTCAGCGTCCGACTCACCGACGTGCCAGTCGTGGCCGCAGGTTGGACAGTTGACGCGCGCGTCGTCATCGAGCCGTTCGTCCTCGTCATCGGTGAACGACGCCACGACGCGCGCGAGCGGTTCGACCGGGACCACTTGGAACACCGCCAAGCCGTCCACCGCCGCCGTCAACTCGGCCAAGGTGGCCTCCACCGCGTCGTCCGCGACCATGACCACTGAGTCCACGGACCTCAGTGTGCCGCCCATCACCACGAGAATCGCTTTCATGGTTCCCTCCGTGCATCCGGCTTCGGCGCCCGCTTGGCCCAGCGGGCATTGACCGCATCGGTCGCGATCTGTTTGCGCTGTTCAGACGTCAGGTTCTTCGCGCGGGCCAAGCCGCCGAGTTTGCCGTTCTTCGTGAACGACGCCTTGATCGTCGCCTTCACACTGGGTCGCCGCTTGGGCCGTAGCACGCGCCGCAGGGCTCGCGCTGGGTCGCCGCCGGCCGTCAACTGGGCTGCCAGGGCTTCGGCGTGCTTGCGGGTCAGGAGCGGAACCAACCCCGCCACGTCGCCGGTTTCGCTGTCCCAGCGCACGAGGAACTCGTCGCCGTCTTGGAGAATCGTCACTGTGTTGTTCATGTCCATGTCCTTACATGCCAAGTATGGACGCTACGAGCGGTCGTTGTCAAGCGAACGGCGAGATTCGGGGGGGTTAGTCGAGTCTGTATAATTCGGGGCGGCAGGCCGAGTAGAAGTCGGCCCGTCACCCCTAACCACGTTCTGCCAGAGGAGGGCAGGCACATGGCTAAGCGTATTTTCACACCAGAAGAACTCGCGTGGTTGGAACGTAATCCTGGCTACAACCTACAACGCGAAGCAAACCGAGTGGCGGCCTCCATAATGCGCGGCGGCGGTCGGCTTAAATTAATCGATTGGTTAGATGTGATTGAGAGTGCCCATAACCGCTGCGAATATTGTAGAGAAGCAAAGAAGCTCACAATCGATCACTGGATCCCACTGAGTAAAGGCGGCAGAAACATCAAGTGGAATATTCGAGCTGCGTGTAGACGCTGCAACAGTAGAAAGGGTTCCCGTTTACACAAAGCCTGCCCACCAACAGAGGGCGTGGTGCGCGCCGGGTCGTTCCTGCGGTGGCTGTGTCCAGTTGACGCGCGCCGACTCACAGCCAGCGAGTGGGAAACGAAGTACAGCGCGTGGCTCGCGCAGGAGACTGCACAGCAGCAGGCCGATAAGGATGTAGAGGATGCCGTCAAGGCATTCGAAATAGTAGACGCTCGTTTGACGCGTGGCCTTACTTACAGGGTAGGCATTGACAAGATGGGACGGCCATGCGTTGTAAGGCAGCCAAGGAAGCAAGGCGTGACGTCCTAGCACAACGTCCAGGTAAAGGCAATACCCCAAGGGAGTGGGGGACGAATTGACAAAGTAGAACTGGG